AAGGACCAAACCACGGCAATGACAATTACCGGACCGGCTGGGTTTTCTGTTATGGTTGAAGGGGGATACTGTGGAACTCTGGAAGTGAATGCGCCCACCAGTTATTTTGGAAAAATGAAGGGTCTTTGTGGAAATGCTGACGGAGCTGCAACAAATGCTGATTTTTCAGCTCCTGATGGAAAAGTAATGGATGTAAACCGCGGCGCAAAGGATTGGCAGATGTCTGGATACGGCGGCCCCACTTCACCCCTTTCTAAATGGGAGTTGGCATGGAAACCTACTGGCGCAGAATGCTTGTTTGCTGCTGGATGCGAGGCATCGTCTTTGTCCAACCCTTTGGTGATTCATGCAAAACGCGCCGCCGATAAGGCCGCTTCTGCCGCTGCCGCTGATGCTTCTGCTGCCGCTGCCGCTGCCGCTGCAGCGACAATAAAGGCCAAGTCGGAAACTATAAAAGTTTCTGTCGCCACCCCTGTCGCCGCCACAATTTCAAAGGAGAGTATTGTAAGGGAAATTTTCGACACTATTCCAAAGACGAACGGCCATCTCGAGAAATTCCAAACGAAGGTGAAATCCATATTAACAGAAATGAACACCGAACAAGTTAGAGTCGAGACCGAAAACCGCAACAATTTTAATGGCGCAAGTGTTACACTAAAGAACGAACAGCTTCGTCTTGAAACATCCCGCAACCAGCTGAAGATGTTGTATGATGAATCGGAACGGTTGAATGCTACAATCCAAAAGCACTACAAAAAACTTATTGCGGATACCAACTATTTGCAAGTCCTTGATGCAATGCGCCCAGCATTCTTAAAGTCGTTGGGTGAACTTGCTTCTCATGTTATGTCACTGAAGACCACAGTTGACCAAAAAATAGTCAAAGATGAGTATAAAGACGAGATGATTACGCTTCTTACGGGCGTCCATATGAACACCCAAAACATCTCCGGATATGTTGCAACTGCGTTTATTAACCATTACAATAAATACAAGGCTCTTCTAAACGGTGAAAATGTCGGCTATTCCGAAGACTTAAAGCGTTTGAACAAGCTCGCAAATGAATACAAATTACAAGAGCAGAAGACAAAAGACCTCGAGGCTGAACGAATGCGTATTCAAACCATGCTCACGAAATTCAGAGATAGTCTTGATTTGTCGGTTTCCCAGCGCGAAGAGTTCGAGAACTTGGTGAAAGAAATTGTCTCTATTTTTGACCGTAAGCCAAGTCGTTGTATAAAATAATAACCATTTTATTTTATTATTAATAATATTAATTATCATTAAAACCATATAAATTATAAATTATAATCGTAATTATAAATTATAATTTGTTTATAGGCTATTCATTCAACTATTCAATATATACGAAATGGGTGGGTCGCAATCTGTATCACTTTCTGCATCATATGAAATCGTTTTAACACCGTCACTTTTCAGATACGACCATGTCGAAGACAATGACACGCCGGTCGACATTGGCGATGAACACATTGAAAAAATCTCGTCACATGTGGCGAGCAGCTCATTCAAGAGTGATATAGATAAAATCACAAACATCGTTGTTCGACCCGATACAGAAGGCGCTGATGTTGTTCATCTTTCATTCAAACACAACAGTATAAAATACAATCATTCCGATTGCGCTGTAATCATCACCGGAAAATGGGTGTCATCCGTAAAACCGGCAAAAAAATCGGTAAAAAAACCCAAGCATGCTGGTGGAAACACAAAACGCGGTAATTCGATGCTTGTATCAGACGAATCGTCAGCAGACCAAGATGGTGGTGCCAGTGACGAGAAAATCATCGACGGAGTTAGTATCTCCGACGTGATTGACAAGATTAAAGCCAATATGCACGGAGAGGCCTACCTTGAGGCTGAAATATCAAAACAGACGCACACGTTCATTTGTTTCACTGAAAATGTTGACGTTTCAAAAGTGTAAACAATTTAAAAATGTAAACTATAATTAATATATAAATATAAAAGTAAATAAAATTATAATCATCATCAAACACGTATAAACACGTATATTGTTTTCGGTTTTCGATTATAATTTTATCATTATTTTATTATTTTGTATTTTTATGAGCGACTTATCATTATGTATTGGACTATGTATTTATAACAGTGAACATGGGCTCCCATATGTGCTTTCTAATCTTGGTAAATTGCGTTCGTCGGGTATATTTGAACGCATGCGTTTCATTATGGTGTATGAAGATAATGACTCGACTATGTCAGCCGTATATCAACTTCTAACCAGTTTTTCCAACTTGATTTATCCATGTGTTGTGGAATGCATAAAAAACAGATTCGACCGTTCGCTGGTTAGACAGAGGCATATCGGTAACGCGCGCAATACAGTGCTGGAACGGTTGCGCGAATTGCGTTCGTCTGGAACCGAATTCTCTCATTTTGCATTCATGGATACTAATAATTATGCATGCATTGGTGACATGAATACGGAAGTTCTGCGTGAAGCGATGGATAGGTCCGACGAGTGGGATTCAATATCTTTTTTGCGAGAGGCCGGTTATTATGATATGTGGGCATTGTCATACGATCCATTCATTCACAGTTTTTTTCATTTCAGAGACTACTGGAACAATACGCTGAACAAGGTTCGTGCTCACTTTGACCCAACAATTGAAAGTGCCGTCCAGAATGGCGAAACATTGTTTCCCGTATTCTCTGCGTATAATGGGTTTGCAATTTACAAATGTTCGGTTTATTTGTCGGATGCTCTTCCCACGCTTCGGTATTCGGATGAAATAAAAAGAGAATATTATCCGAAAGGTATGATTGAACGGCAGGAGGCTATACTAAAATGCAATGCAGATGATCGCGTTGATGATGATTGTGAACACCGATATTTTCACCTGGCGTCACTGCAACCACCTCACAATGCGCGCATTTTTATTTATCTCAAGTCATTATTTAAAAAAATGTCCGAGTTGGAACGTCCAACCCGGTTTTGTCCGCGATATTTGGTTTGATTTTTTTGTTTTTGTTTTTTTGGTTTCTACTCCCTCAAACTGCTGAGAGGCTCCCATTCACACGTTACAGTATTGTAGAACGTGAACAGATGATTTTTCCACACGTTGGGCGTGTCCCTGGCGTCGGTATGATTCACTTCATGGTCGTGCTCTTGTGCAAAGTGTGCCAATGTTTCGTAAACTGCAATCGCGGTATCGCTGTATGCATCGGGAGTTCGGACAATTGTGTTGCTTTTTTTGTCGTATTTACCGAACCATACGTCAGCCTCTCCCGCGTCACACCCGGTGCTAACGTGTGACAACCGAACCCCTCCGTCGGGGAGGTAAAACTCTTGATTTCGTTTTCCGATAGCACGACCGCGAGATGCGCCTCCTCCTCCTCCTCCTCCTGTGCTCGCGCTGCTCGTGACGCTGTGAGGACTGTCTGCTGGTTTGCAGGGTGATGGCGAGCATATGGGAGATGATAATGCAATTGTTCCATCATTGGCAATTGCATTCCAATATTCAGTCGCCGACACTGAACCTGACTCCATATTTTCATCTGCATCGATTATACTTGATTTTGGTTTTGCGTTTGCGTTGGATTCTGCTTCTGCTTCTGCTTCTTCTCTTCTGGCTTGTGCTACCTTCATACACGAGTGTGCAAGCGGAAACAGATCGGAAACCTTCACGTACATAGGTGGCTCTGTTCGCATGCAGGGGGCGGGTGTGAGCGGCTGTTGATTGGAGCCAGTGCCAGATGTATTTATGTGCGCATCAACTTCGGCTGCACGGTAATAACGCTCGCCATACCAGTAAATTGTTTTGAATTTGCTGTTCGGAAATATTTTGTCGATTTGGTTCTGGGTGAAACTGGTGGCAAGATTGAACACGTAACTGAGCATTGTGTCGATGATGTGTAGTTGTAGCTATCTACTGTATTTATTCCATCGTCGACATTTTCAATCAATTTTATTTATTTTTTATTAACTATATGCTTATTTGCATCATTTAATAAATAATAAAATAAATAAAATACTTTGTTAAATAAATAAATAATTAAATAAATAAATAAACAAGTAATTAAGTATTCGGAATAGGATAAATACAACTATAACTCGATGAATAATTTTAATTTCAATAGCGGTGATTTTTTTAAACAACCAAAGCCCGTATCACTTTCAGGTTCAATTCCGAGTTCCGACGATTTAACCAGTTTGTTTACGGATGCTAAGGATTTTGCATTGGACATCTTCAAAAATTTGGCCGATGGTGCGAAGGCCAGCGATTTAGGTGCATCGTTTATGGAAAATGCATCTCAAATAATAGGTCTGGCGGTATTACTTCTCGGTATTGCACTGTATATTCAAATCAAGACTGTAAATGAAAACAATGCAAAGGATAAAACTGAAAATCAAATTTCAGAAATGGGAGACAAAGAGAAAACGGTATCTAAAAAGATAACACTTGAATTATTTACGCCGGTGGCAGGTTCCGTCGATGACGCCGCTGACGCCGCGGCCGCCAAAGCCAACCCACACGATCCGCCAAAACTCGCAAATAGGGATGGGTCGGCTATAAAAAATGCAATAAATGGTAAAATAAATTTTGAAAACATTATTAGCGACAGTATATCAACGATGGTTCCGTCCGGGCCGAGTGAGACCAAGCGCGAAAATTTAAGAAATACCGCTCGGTCGTGCAACTCCACCAGCGAATTTTGCAAGGCCAATCACGGTGACATTCAAAAAGCGTGCGGTGATATAACAACTCAAAGTTCGTGCGCCCAAAAATGCTGCTGCGGGTGGGTTAAATTTAGCGTTGATAACACTTCGGATTCTTCAGATAAAAAAGGCTCAGCATCCAACGCGCAATCAAGCGCACTCAACGGGTTTGGTATTTCGCCCGACGGAAAGTGCGTTGCTGGAAATGCCGACGGACCAGAACTCACGTTCAACCGGGATATTGATTATTATTATTACATGGGCGAGTGCATGAAAGGTGTATGCAAATCGAAGGGAACATAAAATGAATAAAACTTAATCTCGTCGGCAGTGGCACATAAAAACAAAAACAAAGACAACCCGTAATTAAATAAATTATTATATATAAATATAAAATTGAATTAAATACAATACACACTCACCTTTGTATTAATTAGGCATATTATCGTATATCGTATTATATTATACCTTATAATATTTATATTAGCATTTATTAAAAATGATTATTCCAGTCAAATGTTTCACCTGCGGAAAAGTCATTGCCGACAAATACAGATTTTATTTAGAAAGAGTTCGCGAATCTAAAATGGGCGGGTCTGGTGGGTCGGTCGACAAGGTGGTATACCTGACTCCCGACAGACTGAGATGCGTGGACTCAAATAGTGTAAGCGATTCTAAAACAACCGCGCAAGCGCATGCCATGGACCAACTTGGCCTTGTGAAAATGTGTTGCAGGCGCCATTTCTTAACTCATGTTGATATTTAGAATAATTAAATTGAATTTAGGAATTTGCGTTTGTTTTTAGTTTAGGAATAAATATAAAAATAAAAATAAAAATAAAATAAAATAAAATACTCAGTTTGAATTTTTATTTTTTTTCTTAGGGTATGATATAATAACCAACAAACAATCCAATGAGTTTCTTACAAAATTTAACCGGCGGTCGTCGCCGTCACCGTCATCGCGGTTCCAAGCGCCAGCAGGGTGGAAATGAACAACAACAAAGCGAATCACAGAATGGTGGTCGTCGCCGCAAGAGCCGCCGTGGTCGCAAGAGTCGCAGCAAGAGCCGCCGCAACCGCCAGAGCCGTCGCAATTGAATTTCTGGTTCAATAGGTTCATTAAGGTTCATTAAGGTTCATTAACTACTAAAATAAATTAAAATAAAATATAATGCAATTGTAATAAACCGAATTGCATTATTTAATAAATTTTTAAATTTAAATTATGCCATATTCTGATTCTGATTCTGATTCTGATTCTTCTCGCTATTCTCCTGCTTTACGTAGTGAGGATTATTCTCCATCTGATAGCGATTCGTCACCCGTGTCAGGTCATCGGACCAATAAGCCACAAATACGATTACCCGAAGTGATGGAATCGACGATGCCATCTCCCCTTACGAATAAGCCACGAATACGATTACCCGAAGTGATGGTGGAATCGACGATGCCAAGCAGAACACCACCGAAAATGAACTTTCGGGACGCTTTTCATGCAGAACTAATGAAAGTTTATGAAAAAGAACTTTTGAAACCGGATTCTCCAGAGAGTTCTGATTCTTCTGACTCTGGTTATTCTGGTCCGCCGATGAGGCGCGACCGTAAAAGGGCGGCTTGGCTTAGGGCAATTGAAATAATGCACCGCCCTAAACCAGAACCTATACAATTACCTCGGAGATATGAATGCGCAGGTTCAATAATTGATTTCGAACAAAAATATAGTGCGTTTAATAAAAAAAAAACTAAAAAAAATAAATTTGCCGCACTTGAAGCGTCTAAACTTTTATATGATGAAAATGGTGATATTAAAGACGAGTGTATAAGGTATTACAATGATAATGATGACCCGCTTGACCGGATCGGAACGAACGTAGAAAAATTTGAACATAAAATGGAAGCCCTTAGAAGACACAAGAGCGGTTTTTTTTCGTTTTTTAAAAGAGGCGGTCACAAGAGCCGTCGTGGTAACAAGAGCAGTCGTGGTCACAAGATCCGCAGCAAGAGTCGTCGCAACCGTCAGAGCCGTCGCAATTGAATTTGAGTTTCAATAAGTTCATTAACTATTAAAATAAATTAAAATAAAATATAATGCAATTGTAAAACGAATTACATTATTAATTAATCAATCAATAATTTGAAATTTAAATTATGGGGTCTAAAACTGAATCATATGAACTGTCTAAAGGTTCGTTTTATCCATTTAACAGCAATATATTACCCAATTCGGTAGATAGTCGCGCAGCTGTTCCACAACCACATGTTCAACTTGGTGGTAAACGAAACCGCCGCCGCAATATATCTCATCGTTCTCGTTCTAAATCTAAACGCGGTTCTAAACGCGGTTCTAAACGCGGTTCTAAACGCGGTTATGTGAAT